TTGGCTGCTTGTCCTCCTATATTACCAACACCTAAAAACTCTCCGCCAACAAACCCAGCTTTAAAATCTTTTTTCTTTTGATCTGATATTTTTAAATCATCAACAAAGTTATCGAAAAGACCTTTATAAAACTGTGATCCATAATTTTCTTTTGATAATGTTTCAAAAGTATTTGCAAATGTTTTTAATTTTTTTCCATCTTCTGCACCGACAGATTCACCAATACTTACAAACAGACTTGCAAGATCAGTAGGAAATCCTAATGTTGCTCCAAATGCTCCAGCACCAATACTTGCAGTTGTTCCCGCTACTCGTTGCAACCCTTCTGTAATCGCTTGAAGTCTTGTTGGTTCAACATATTGTTTTAAAATTAACATATCGTTTTCATCGTAAGCAAACTCTAACTCTGTACCTAAAGCTCTTAAATTACGACTATCTTCAATATAATCTAAAATATCATCGTCATTCATTACCAAACTCGTCTTTAAAAGTTTTTAGTTCTTTTGCTTGTTTAATTGGATTTATGCCATCTCCTTCAAGCACTTTTTTTAATCTTTTAATTTTTCCATCGTTTGAAGTATTTATAAAAGTCAAAAGATCTTCTAAGTTTTGAAGTGAAAACTCCGATACCTCTAAATCAACTTTAACTGTTTCTATTGTTGTTTTTATTCGTTCAAAGGCAGTTTCTAATTGCCCAAGTTTTTCTTTTCGAACAAGTGCTGTAATTTCTTTATTTTGCTTATCAACATTCTCTTTTAACCAGTCTTTAACATTAAAACCTTTTAACTCTTTCTGAGCTTGTCTTTTTGCATCCCTAATACCACCTAACAACCTAGCATATAAACGACTCTCTTTTGTTTCTTCCCTTCTTTGAGCCAACGGATCAAACTCTCGTAACTCAGTAACCAATTTTAAAGCATCTGCAATTTCACCATTTTTGTCTTTTTCTACTTCTGCAAATAAGCTATCATAATCTGTTTTACTAAGTTCACCTCTAAATTTATTTAGTTCGTCAAAATCTAAAATGTTTTTATCTTCTAAAATCTTTAACCTCTCTTTTTCTACAGGGTTGCTCGTTAATCTTCTTCCGCCAAGTTCTACTCGTTTTCGTTCTATATCAAAGATATCTTTGTTATCTGGATCAATAGTTTTCATAACAATCAATTCTTTGTTATATTCAACGATATTATTTGTGTCTAACGCTTCATAAGCTCTAAGTTTAGATTCTGCAAATTTAGTTTTGCTGTTCTCGTCATCTGAATCATCTATGGCTTTTTCAAACCTAATTTCATCTTCTCTAGCCTGTCGCATTTCCTTAATTAATTTTAATCGATCCTCTGTGTTAAGTTGTCTTAACATGGCATCAATCTGTGAGTTTCCTGTTTTTTTGTTGGCTGTCATTTTTGCAGTATTATTGGATGTTGTTCCTGTCTGTAAACTTATTGCAATAATTTTTGCTTTATATGAATTTAAATGTTCATTATCTAAAGTTTCTCTTAACTGTTGAATTTGCGAAACATTATATTTTCCTTTGGTTAGTGCTTCATTTAATAAAACATTGTTTGTCAATGTTCTTCTTGTTACTAATTCATCTGAATATTCTTGTTCGGTTTTACCAGGTGTTAGTAAAATGTTATCTATGTGTGTAGGAATTTTTGTTAAAGTAGATTCTATTTCGGCAGCAGTAGTTGCTTTATCTCTTGTAATTTGTATATCTGCCAAATCATTTATGTACCCTTTAAAATGTCCACCTGTTATTTGTGATAACTCACCTTTAAGTTTAATATGATCTGTTGGACTAACATCTTTTAAAATATTAGAATATCCTAGTGATATAGCATCTAAACCATTAGCCACCTCTTGCGGGTCTAACTCTTGTGTTTTTGCTTGAGTAATATATTCTGAAAAATCTCTTGTCGCTTGTAATTCTATTTCTGACATTACGTTTTGAAAGGCTGTGCTTCGAGCAGCTTTACCTTTTGTTCCAAACCCAAGTCTTTTTGTAGGATCTTCTCCTGTCTGCGATGCTTTTTCTAACTCCTCCATAGTGATTGGATTTCTTGCACCTAACAACTCTCCTTCTTCTACAACTTTTTCTTGCATTTGATCATAGAAAAAACCAGACATAGTATTGAGTAATTTCGTCATTTGATCTTGCCCAGCAATTTGCTGTTCTAATATGCCCACCTCAGTTGCAGCACTTGGTCTGTAACTCGGACTTAGTATAGATCTATTTTGTCTTACTCTTTCAACCATTATATCAGACCTCCACCAGCAGTATTATAGACACCTCCACTTAGAGGACTTGTTTGTCCTACAAACATAGGATTGACAGCTCTATTTAGTGCAACACTACCAGCAGTATTTATTTGTGATGCATTACCAGCAAATGAACCTCCAACTGATGCTGGAATTGGTGGAGGGGTAACAGGAAGAGTAGAAGTTGGACTTGTAGGTAATAAATTACTAAATGCTCCAGACAAACCAATAGCACCGATGTTCATAACTAAGTTTCCAAATGCTTGAGTTCTTGCTTGTCTAGCAGCCATCTTTCCTCTGTACTCTAAATTTCTAGCTTCTCTTTCTGATTGTTCAATAGCTAAAAATGCATCTTGTTCTAATATGCCAACATCTAAAGCTGCGGGTCGTAATACTTGTTGTTCGCTAAATACTGCACTTGATCCAACTTCTGGCAAAACTCCGCTAGAATAACCTCTAGCAACATTACTAGCTAATGCTCTTTTTGTTCGTCTGAGTATTTCATTTGCTTGTTCTTTTGACCTTAGAAACTCTACTCTTCCCTCAAGTCTTTTATTTCGAGCTTGAGCTTCAAATACCCTCTGTTGAATTTTACCAGCAGATATAGTGGATCTAGCCTGTAAAGCTGAACCTATTAAACCAATACCACCAAATATTGCCGAAGCTCCTATACCACTCATTGGCTACCACTTACGCTATACTCTAAACTTAACAAAGTAAAAAACAAAGGTTTCGTTTGAGTAATGGAAATTTGAGCTTCTTCGCTATATCCTAATAAAGGTGTTACACGTTTACGCCCTGTAAATAATGTTTCAGAAGAATCAAGAGTATAGGGGAACTGTTTAAGACTTACCTCATTACCATTGATTGCAATATTTTGTGTTTGATTTAAAACGGGTGATACCGCAACTATTCTTTTTTTTCTACCAACCATTGTACCCGAAGCAAGTCTAGGTTCTGCGGGAAGTGTTTTCGCCAATACGTCATGATGCAATCCAATCTCTACATAAGTTGTTGGAACTTGATCAATTGTTATTTGTCCTGACGAAACAGTTTTTTCACCCAAGAATATATCATCCCTAACACACTCAACAGTTTTTCCCTCCAAGTGAGTAAGACCTGAAACTGTCGTTGAGGTAGGCTTATTGCCATCAGCACTCCCATCGAAAAGCTGAAAAGAAGCATCAGTAGTTCTATCATCGTCTAACCTTTCTATATAATGTTTTGTACTACTATTGATCGTTCTTTTAACAATCACATAAATATCATCAATATCCACCGCACAATCTTCGTATGTACCATCGGTAATGAACTCACTTGGAGCAACAACCTTTTGTGATCGGTGTATGGAATAGGCTGCCATTGTTCCGTCAGTGCCATTGACAATCATTAGTAAATCGCCATCATCCGTGGAGGTTGCTCTTCTAAAGGCAATCTTGACAGGACTTTTAAGCAAATGACTGGATAGCAAAGAGATATTGTTAGATTGATAAGATAATTCTGCATCGCTAAATAAAAACTCTCGTAACGCTTTACCTGATCTTTGTAAAAAAATCGTACCCCCTTCAACGGATACAGGCATAATATTAGGTTTAGATCCAGAAGAGGTTGCAGCTTTAATAGTTAGATTGCCAGGGGTTATCGGTTGCCCTTCACCTTGCTGTACAAAAAATTCATTGCCTGTTGTAAAGATTTGCAAATCTCTGCCTGAACGAATACCTGTAATGGCATTGACAGAATCGGAAGAAAGTATAGCGAATATAGCGTCATCATCTAAACCTTCTGCTTCTAAAAAATTAAAAAAGTCAGATACCTTTGATCCAAATAAAGCCGAGGGTAAACTCTTTGATCCGCCAAAATATAATCTGCCTTCATGAAACACCCCTGTTTTTGGAAACCCTCTAGTCGATGAGAATACATCTTCGTATCCCGCTTCGAGTTCCCAGTTCGTTGCTGTAATTGCAGAAGTATTAAAGAACGGAATCTCAACATTGACTTTGATAGATGTGGCGGATACAAACTCTACAATTCTTGCCCTTCCAAATCCGTTTTTAACATTGATATATTGATTGACATTGCCACTAGAAAAAATGCTTGCTGATGCTGATATGGTTGCAGTTCCGTCAATAGAAGAGGGGGTGATATCTCCTGAAGGTTCAGATACCGATTTTGTAAAAGCAAACTTTGGCGAAGTAATTGATATTGTACTTGCGGTCCATGTCGTATTATTGGCACCCCTTACAATCGATAACGGAGCTAGATCTTCATGCATTAAAATCAAAGTGTCCGCAGATTGTGTAAAGGTAATCGCATCAAAAGAAATATCGCCTAACGATACAGTTAAATAATTATTACCACTTGAGTTTATATTGGTCTGCAATACGCCTTGTCTAAATACAAACATCTTGGCATTGTTGGTAGTATTCGTTGATAGTTTTACAAACACTAGCATGAAAGAATCCACACTTGAAAACTCAAACGGAATCAAACGAAGCCCTTGTTGAGCAGTAAACGATCCGCCTAAGTCAGAAGATACATCCAGCAAAAATTGTTGACCTGGTCTTCTTTCAATCGCACCTTGCGGAATACATACAATGTTGGTGGCTTTTTCTAAACCCGCCTGATACTGAGTAATGTCCACTCTACCTTTTACAAGCGGATCAAACTCTCCCATAGTAAATGATGATTGATACTGAACAATTCGGCTCATGCTCCTCTCACTTCGGTTAAGAGATACTGAGCAATAACGGGTGGAGTTTCTCCCGCACCATCTAAATTAATGGCAGTTCTAAAATAACCCCCTCTGTTATTATCTGCTGCTCCACCGAGTGCAATATTTTTATAGTATGCTCCTTTTTCTGTTTGATCTGTAATAGTTTCGGCTAAATTAAATGCCAACATATAAACCAATAATTGAGTGAAATAAACGGGCAGCTTACCTTCTACAATGTCTTGTTGGTAATCGACAAAGATTTGTGTGTTATCCGTTAATAATGTTTCACCTTGTATTTGATAATCTTTTATTGTGGCAGCTCCTCGATCCTTTGAATTATAAACTGATCTAGGTACACTATTAATCATATCAGATGGAAGTTTATACTGATGTAAGAAATGTGCAGTTGGAGCAGTAGATAATCTAGATAACTCTGCTTTTTTTAACGTAAATGTCCAAGGATACATTCCAAGGGTTGTGGTTTTAATTTTGGGATAGATAATGTCTAAAGCATTACCAACCGCAGTTCCGTTGGAAAAACTCGCAATCGTATCTGCACCGAGAAGAAGTAGTGCTTGATTTGCTATGCTTACTTGCGTATCTCCCGTTGCCATAAAAAATCCTTTATTAAAAGTGGAGAGCCGAAGCTCCCCACAGTTTCGTCAATTAGTCTGAGTCAGCTACACTAAGTGCTGTTCCATCACTCACATCAACCACCCCAGAAGCGTTGGATAATACAACGACTAAAGAAGCAGTAGGCGTGTTTGAATCATGAGCGTAAATTAGATCACCGACTTTTACTTCATCAGATACTGAATTAAAGTATCCAGAAGTATTCATTGTTGCTAGGCTATCCGTAGTGGTATAAGACCACATTTGGGGTGCAGA